AAAACAGCTTTCCAGCCACTCCAATGCACCTTTTGTCATTGTCCGTTGCAAATCTAGTTAAGTTCCAACTTCCATTTCCCTCTTCCGTGAAGAGCATTACACCAACCAATGAGCCGTTATAAATTGCACCGAATGCTACTGATGAATCAACGGAACCTTGAATGTGGTTTTTATCCAAGAACTCATATGCTTCCTTCTTGTCAACTTCTCTTACCTCACATTTCCTTGCATAGACTTTTTCACCGTTGTTGAAGCCTAATATGTGCTTTATCTTCTTCAGCACAATTTCCTTCTTCTCAATCCACTCATCTTCAAATATCTGAATTAGTTTAATACCTTTTTCATTACATTTTATAAGTTTGTTTAAATGATAATTTTTATCTTTATTAAACTCTTCCGAATGCCACCTAAGACCATTATATTCAATTGCAATTTTTAATTTTGGAATATATATGTCAAGTTCTAGGTTATCTAAAATACTTCTATCTCTTCTAACAATGTCTTCTTTGTCAATATATTGGCACAAAAAATCATATATATTGTTTTCTGCTTTCGATAAATTATTAGCACACATAGGACACCCTTTACCTTGTATGTGATTCTCTGGCGTTTGCAGAAATTCTCCGTGTATCGGACATACTATTGTTACTGGGTGACTTGTAACAACATATTCGACCTTTGAATAGTCATATTTATCACCGTGAATTTCACGAGATTTTTCAATAAACTTTTCATTTCCAAGTCTAAATTTCCCAACTTTATCCTCATTTGCACATTTCGGGCAACCTTGACCGTGCCTATGAGCCATAGGCATTTGCCAAAACTCACCGTGTTTTGGACAGATGATGCAAACCTTTGTTTTCCAGTTTTTATACTCAACTTTAGAATAATCATATCTATTATGATGTATTTTTTCACATTCATCAATAAACTTTGATTGTTTTTTTCTGTAATTTGAAGACAGCAACTCATATCTACACTTACTGCATCCTTGACCATTTAGATGATTATATGGTTTCTGCCAAAACTCACCGTGTTCTGGACAGATGATGCAAACCTTTGTTTTAGGGTTCACATAATCAACCTTTGAATAATCATATCTATCTCCGTGAACTTCACGAGACCTTTTAATAAATTCTATTGTATTCATATATAATTTGTTCTTTTATCCGAAGAATTAAACATAGTCAAAAGCAGTCATACTACCTTCTATACATTCACTTCCTACATTTTGTAGACTTCTTCGAAACGATAACAATGCTTCCTTTACCTTCTCACGTTTAAGTTTACGAGGCTCGAAAGCACCGTTATCCAATTGTTTTAAGAGTGATTCTCGCAACACGGTTACAAGCACTCTGTTCCTTATATTCTTTGCAGCATTAAAATCTGCATTATCTTTATATCCACATTCAATACATTCAAATGTCTCTTGGCTTGGTCTGTTTTCATCCTCAATACAGCCACATATAGGACACATCTTCGAGGTATAACTTGCTTGAACAGTTGACACTGCAATGTCATATTTCCTTGCAATATGTTTAACCTCTTGTTTCAAACTGCTCAAACCAAGGAATTTAACCTTTCTGTTATAATTTATGTCTTCATTGTTTTTATCTTTAACGTAGCATTTACCAAATCCATTATCCAAATCCTCCATCACAATATGTCCAACACCTTGTGATTGTAACGTCTTGCACATATTAGCAATAAGTTGCTGTTCAGACTTAACCATCTTAGACTTAAGTATATCAAGTTTCTGCTGCTTACGTTTACCAACCTTATATTCCTTATCTTGCTTTTTAAGTTTATCAATCTCAATAGATAGTTTACAGAAATCATTAACAAGTTGTCTGTTGTAATCATATGTTGTTTCATCTGATAGGCTGAACAAATTATGTTTGCAATTCACGTCAATACCTACTATATTACCATTGGCTTGGGGAATATATCTTTCACCATCCTTGCATAAGTGTATGTTTACTTGATGTTCTTTTTCATTAAATGTAAGTGTGTACTCATAATCATTATTATTTTTTCTGTAATCCTTCATATTTCCGTGACAACCTTTATTAAAGGTGATTGGTATATCAAATGACTTCCTACCAATACCACTAAGACTTACGAATGAATTAATCTTTGAGCCAAACCTACTATTGTAATCAATTATCCTTGTTTTCCTACACCTACCACTAAATGTTAACGACTTGAATTCAATAGGATATTCAGAATAATGCTTAACAATGCGTTTTCTCTTTGATAGGGCAAGATTATATAAACGTTCAAATCCGAATTTATCGCAGCATCTTAGTATATTGTTATAAAACTCACGTTTCTTCTCGTCACAATTGCTTATGTTACTGCTGATATAGTTTATTGTGTTTTCATTTCCATATCTCACAAGATAAGTGAGGCAGTTAGATAATGGTGTTTGTTTCTTATCAAAAACTACTTTTTTCAAGTCACCTTTCTTATGTTTCTTGGTGTCACGTTTGTAGAACTCAAAACCATTAAATGTTTTTACTTCAAATATTAATTTACGTTGTATTGTATCAAATTTATTCTGATAGCAAGTGAATACTTGTGTATAGAGTTGTGCATCAAATGAAGTTGGTATAACACTCTTAAAACGTTCTCTCATTTCCTTAAGGAAATGGAACTTATTGTATTCCAAAAAATGTAAGAGATTATCGTTAATATATTGTGATACGGTGTTTTTATGGTTTTGAATAAGCATAGCAAAGTCATATAACTCATCATATTTCTGACGAGTTAGTCCATTTGAATGGAATATCTTTGTGTACTTGCTCTGTATAATCATCTTAGCATTTATCTACATTTTCTTTTATTTTAACATCAACGCCCATATATCATTTTCATTTCTTCACTACTCATTTCTTCAATAATAATGTCGTATTCTTTAAATTGATAGTGTTTGTCTCTATGCTGTTTTAAATAAAATAAACAATCAATTAAAGAATGATTTCCATAATCACTAGTGTCATCTTCAGCCGATATATGAATTTCTTTTTCATTGCCTTTATCATCAAGCATGTTATATACACAAACGTCTGACACACTTTCAACAGCGCAATATATGGTGTACTCATTACGCACATATCCGCATTCATTTATATATTTTGTTTTAAATCCACTAGTTTTAAATGCCATCTTTATTCTCCTTTCTTTTCTTAGCATTTTCCTTTGCTCTTGCACTGTACAATCGTCCACTGAACGAAGCAATTAACATCATCATATCATTGACAAGCTCCTCTTGCTCAGTGTATTCTTTTTTATCCGTTAATTCTATTTCAACTCCGTAACTATTAAAGAAAAACTCGATGAGATTATATTGAAATCTTGTCAGTCTATCCTTATGTTCAATAACGACCTTGTTTATTTTCTTTTCAGTGACAAGTTTGCATAGTTTAACAAATCCTTTACGTTTATCATTGATTCCACTACCCATATCCTTGATGATATACTCTACCTTGTATTTTTTCTTTGCACAGTATTCACTTAGTCTCTGTGATTGCCTATCAATGTCACCATGTTGTTTCTGGTCACTTGATGAACATCTTGCATAAGTAGCGACAATTACATCTTCGGTTTCCTTTTCTTCAAGATTATATTCTCCAATGAATTTTTCCAAGTCAGAAAGTTTATATCTCCTATGACCACCACTAGTTCGGACAGCCTTAAGTTTACCGCTATTATCCCAACGCTGCAATGTTATTTTGCTAACGTTAAGATAATCCATAGTTTCTTTCATATTCAATAGGTTTTTCATTCTGACTTATCAATATTTTTAAGTATGTTTATTGTTGCATCTTTTGCACTGTCAATGAAATTTTGCAATTCTTCAATCGTAAAGTTCTCGCAACCTTCCATCAACGGATATTCCACACCATTATTACAAGTGTAAAGTTGGTTTTCCTTATCTATTGAAACAACTTGTATGTTTTTATTTTCCATATCTGTTGCTAATCTTTTTATATTTATATTAGTATTCATATATAAATATCTGTTAATTTGGAAAAAGTTTGATTATTTGCGATTATTTTTGATTATTATTTTATCTACTGAGGAAATTCCCTATATTGCATAGATATATAAAAAAAATGAAAAAAACAATAAAATACATAAAAAAAAACTAGAGAAAAACAAGCATTTTCTCTAGTTTTTAATGAGTTATGAAAATTTTATTTCAATTAAATATCATCAAATGAAACGCCCTCTGGTGTCAAAACGAAATCTATTGTAATGTACTCTAATGCGTTGTAAGGTTTGAAGTATATTTTCACTGGAAGTTCTCTTCTCTCCCTACTCTCTATTGTATCATTGACTTCGATTCTATAGTCTGAGATACCTCTGTTGCTTCTGATGCTGTCCATGATAGGAGATACGGTTGAAATGAACGACTGCTTAACAGTTGAGTCATTTGGTTCGAAGATTAGTCCTATGCAAGAGATAGCAATCAGCTTTCTCATTCTCAGAAGCAGTCTGCGAACTGCAATTCGGTTGAGCTGAGACTCATTAATCTGAAGGTTCTTCTGACCCCAAATCTTAGGACCGTCTTGTGCAAA